CTACTACGGACAATCCTCTTTCAGAGTCGGACATTCATTTGAAGTAGCAGGTGTTGGTGGGCAATATCTTTATGAGTTTTCCGCACCAATACCTATACCCGAAAAATCTGATATTGATATCCGTGCTTCGGTTCGTTCTAACAACGCTCGTGTCACTGCAGCGTTTGATATTATCTTGATTGAGTCTGGTTCATGAGATTCGCTGAATTCATAACAGAACAAAAGAACACTCACATGACGCACATCGAGGATAAAGTCCTCTACGGTGGCGTCAAGGGTACACGTCAGGCAATCATGGCGCTGCGTGAGTTACGTGACATGCTTGGCGGAAGCAAAGGCGGAGCAGTCTCCGTTAAGTGGGATGGTGCTCCGGCGATTTTCGCAGGCAAAGATCCTCGTGACGGTAAGTTCTTTGTTGCCAAGAAAGGTATCTTCAATAAGAACCCGAAGGTGTACAAGACTCCTGCCGAAGTTGAAGCAGACACCTCTGGCGATCTTGCAGAGAAACTCAAGGACGCACTCAAGTATCTCCCCGAACTTGGCATCGAAGGTGTCATTCAGGGAGACTTTCTTTTTGGTCGCGGAGACCTTCAGAAGAAAACTATTGAAGGCAAATCCTATCTTACATTTCACCCCAACACGATTGTTTACGCTGTACCCTATGAGCAGTCAGAAGCAATCCGTAAAGCAAAGATTGGCATTGTATGGCACACTACTTACAAGGGTAGTTCTTTTGAAACAATGAAGGCATCCTATGGCGTTAACGTTGGTAAACTTCGTAAGAGCAGCAACGTTTGGTCGCAGGACGCAATGCTTCGTGACCTGACCTCTGCCACAATGTCAGAACAAGATACAAAGGAAGTGAATGAGTACCTATCAAAAGCAGGAAAACTATTCAACCAAGTCGCAGGATCAACACTGCGACAACTCGAATCCAATCCAGACTTGGCAGGAACCATCGAAACTTTTAATAACACTTTTGTTCGTCGCGGCGAAGTTATTGGCAATTCGAAACAGCATGTTGCGAAACTTATCCGCTATATTCAAGACAAGTACCAAAAAGAAATCGAAAAGAGGACGACCCCTAAAGGCAAGTCTGCGCAGGAAAAGAAACGAGACGAAATCCTAGAATTCTTCTCTCCTCAGAATAAAGCATCTCTTGAAAAGATGTTTGAATTACAAAAAATGATTGTACTTGCCAAAATAAAACTTATAAATAAACTTAACAGTTTGAAGAAAATTGACACATTTGTTCGCACTAAAAAAGGTTATCAAGTAACTGGCGAAGAAGGTTATGTGGCAATTGACAAACTTGGTGGTGATGCGGTGAAACTCGTTGATCGTATGGAGTTCTCATACAACAACTTTTCACCAGATATTCTAAAAGGATGGGATAGCCAAACGAGGAACTAAGATGGCAAAGCCATTAAGATTCAAAGATTTTACCGTCGCAGATTATACTCAGTCTGGCGATGACGAAGTTGCTTACCAGGCACAGAAACGTCACCGTCACATTCCTACTGGCAACACTGGTGAAGCACTAGACTTCACTGCACGCCAAAAAAGATCTCGTCAGTTTAAAAAGTACAAAGCAAAGATTGCCTTGGGACGAAAGAAAGCAGCGCGTCGTTTTGCTTCTCAGGAAGTTCTGAAAAAGAGAGCAAGAAAGGCAGCGCGCATGGCAATCATGAAGAAACTCACCAAAGATATTCCGAAAGATGAACTCTCTTTCGCTCGCCGCCAAGAAATTGAAAAGCGTCTAGATAAAATGGGTCCGAGAATTGACAAGATGGCAAGAAAACTATTGCCACAGATGCGGAAAAAAGAATTGGAAAGAAAGCGAGGCAAGAGTGCCGATTAAGAATTTTTCGCAATATCTTGTTGAAGAAGAGCGCGAGGTTTATTTTACCTTTGGTAGAATGAACCCTCCGACTGTTGGTCATGGCAAAGTGATGGATACTCTCGCTAGCAAATCTGGGAAGGCAGACTACAAGGTATATGTTTCTCAGTCGCAGAATGCTAAAAAAGATCCCCTGTCTTATTCTGATAAAGTCAAGCATGTCCGTAAGATGTTTCCGAAGCATGCTCGTAATGTCATGGTTGATAAAAATGTAAAGACTCCCATGGATGCTTTGGTCTCTTTGTATGACCAAGGTTATCGTAAAGTCACCATGGTAGTTGGTCAAGATCGTGTTCGTGAATTTGATGTCCTTATGAACAAGTATAATGGACAGAAAACAAGAAATGGGTTTTATAATTTCAAACAAATTGATGTAGTTTCTGCTGGTGCAAGAGATCCTGATGCCGAAGGTATTGAAGGAATGTCTGCATCAAAGCAGAGAGAGAATGCCAGCAATAATGATTTTGTTGCTTTCTCTCAGGGTGTCCCCAAAGGCATGTCTAATGCAGACGCTCGTAAATTGTTTAATGACGTTCGAAAAGGTATGGGACTTTCGGAAGAGAAGTCCTTCAAGCGCCATGTTGATCTCGGCGTAGTTTCAGAGGCAAGAGAAGAATATGTCCAGGGAAATCTTTTTGAACTCGGGGATACCGTTGTTATTAAGGAAAGTGAAGAGGTTGGTGTCATCTCCGTACTCGGGGCAAATTACGTTATCGTTGAGTGCTCGGATGGCAGAAAACTACGCAAGTGGATTGATGGAGTCGAACTCGTTGAAAAAATAAAGACTGCACAAGATCCAGACATTGCAGATAAAAAAGGTTCGCAACCAAAACGTTATCATTCTGGTCTCGCAAAGAGCACAAAGAAAGCAAGAGATGCGCACTTTAAGAAGCACGGCAAGAAAGCAGATGACGATGCTTCTGCATATAAACCTGCTCCTGGTGATAAAGGTTCTAAAACAAAACCTTCGAAATATACCAAACAATTCAAAGCAATGTTCGATGAAGAAGGTGGAGCAGGTGAGTGGGGCACCGACAAACTCCGTAAGCGTTACGAGAAAGATACCCCTAATGAGCAACAGGATCCTGTAAAAACTGCTCGTGCTTCTATTGAACGTGAAAAGGAACAAGACAAGAAACGCCACGATAGAGTACTTGATCGAGCAAGACTTGCTCGCACTCGTATTAAGAACCGGGAGACGAAATGATTAATTTTAAAAAGTACCTTGAAGAAAAGCGATATTCAATGTACGATGAATTAGACATCAAAGAAGCACCAGATGGTCTTGCAGCAAAATCAAAAAAGTCTGGTATCTCGGTTGGTACGTTAAGAAAGGTCTATAATCGCGGTGTTGCTGCATGGAAAACTGGTCATCGTCCCGGAACGACACCTCAACAGTGGGGCATGGCAAGAGTGAATGCATTCATTGTTAAGAAAAAGAAAGGTGGTCTGAACCACGATAAGGATCTAGCATGAAAACACTCAAAGAACTAAGAAATTCTCTTGATGAAGCATCTTCTAAACAAGTCCATGTTCGTATGGACAATCTTGGTAAAGACCAAAAGAAAGTTGGCGATATCCTCAGAAAGTATGAGAAGAATGGTTCGATTGAGTTTGATGGCGAAACTGATAAGGGTGCCATCTTCACTGTCAAGAAACCTGCTGCAATTGCGACTCTGAACCGGGAACTCAAACCCTATTACACCAGTGCTGAACTTGATGAAGCAGTTGACAATGACGATAAAGGCGAGTACGACAACGAAGGTGAGATGGCAAAGACTCAACTTCGTGGTGTTGTAGCAGATGCTTCTCATATGATCAAGATGTTTTCTGATGACCAGAATCTTCCCGAGTGGGTTCAAGCAAAAATTACCAAAGCAGCAGATTATTTGAAGTCTGCTCATTCCTACATGATGAACAAAGATGAAAAGACTGATGTGGAAGAAATGTCAACTCTGACCAAGATCAAAGCAAAACTCGCGCGTGGTGCTCGTGGTCCTAGCAAAAAAGCAACTCCTGATATGTTCCGTCAAACCGGAAAGGCAGGAAAGAAAAATCAGGACCGACTCCAGAAAGCAAAAACCTATGAACTCGGGCGGAGGGCACGTCAGAAATGAAAAGACTGACTGAATACCTGGAGATTGATGAGCATTGCGAATGCAATGATCTCTATGAAGATCTCGAACTCACAGAAGCAGAGTATCAGGGTAAGAAAGTCACTCTGAATAACCCTTTCCGGACTCCTGGTGGTCCGAAAAAATTTTCTGTTTATGTCAAAAACGAAAAGGGTAATGTCGTCAAGGTAAACTTTGGTGATCCTAACATGGAAATTAAGAGAGACGATCCTGGTCGTCGCCGCAATTTCCGTGCTCGCCATAATTGCGCCAACCCTGGTCCTAAGTGGAAGGCGAGATATTGGTCCTGCTATCAGTGGCGTGCAGGCGCAAAGGTAGATGATTAAATTTAATAAATAGTAACGAATTTTTTGTACTAATGGGAACACCGAAACATGGCTCAAGAAACGCAGACACAGCGTCTCGATAGAATCGAAGAAAAGATCGATAAATTATCAGACGCGATGATTTCTCTAGCAAGAGCTGAAGAGAAACTGATTGCAATTGAGAAGAATAATCAGTCTCATTATGAGCGAATGAATCGGTTTTCTGAAAAGTTAGATCACATTGAAAAGAAAGTTGATGACAATGCTAGAACAGTTAAAATAATCAACACTGTTATGTACGCTTTGGTTGTTGCTGTTGTAAGCGCAATCGTTAAACAATTCTGGTTTTAATCGGAGACTCTAATGAACAAAGAAGACATCCAAAAGCTGATGGAGGCATATCAATCGGTTGTCTCCGAGAAAGCAGTTTCTCAACAGCAACAGAAACTCATGGGACTTGCTCTCGCATATAAACGTGGTGAAGTCTCTGCAGACAAAATTTCTCCTGAAGCAAAAGCAATGGCAGACAAGATGTCCGAAAAGGATCTTGAAGATTTCGCCAAGACCAAGCATAAGGGTCTCCCTGTTACAAAAGAAGAAGCAGAGCAGGTTGATGAAGGTCCCGACTATCTTGGCGACATTCGCCGTAAGAAAGAGCGCGACGAAAAGAAAAAAGCATCTCAGCATGATGGTGAAACCCAACGTCAAAAAATGATGCGTAAAGTCTACGGTAAGGCAATGGGTGGTCTTAAGAAAGAAGAAGTCGAACTCGACGAAATTTCTGGTAAACTTGCTCGCAAGGCTGCTGCTAGAAGCACAGCTCTGGCTAATAGA